GTTTCAGCTTGGCACGCTCGGCAGTGGCAACCACTTCATCGAAATTTGCTTGGATGAAAATGACGACGTGTGGGTCATGCTGCACAGCGGGTCCCGCGGAACAGGCAACGAGATCGGTCGCCGCCACATCTGGAAGGCCCGGGAGAACATGGAGCGGTATTTCATCAGTCTCCCCGACTACGATCTCGCCTATATCCCCGAGGAAACCGAGGATTTCAACAAGTACGTGGAGGCCGTGAAGTGGGCGCAGGATTGGGCGCTGGAAAACCGCCGCGTCATGATGGATGCGACGATCGCCGCTATCCGTCGCCATATCGAAAAGCCCTTCACGATCACGCATGAGGCCGTGAATTGCCACCACAACTATGTGGAGCGCGAGAACCACTTCGGCCGCAATTTGTGGGTGACGCGCAAGGGTGCAATCCGCGCTCGCAAGGGCGATCTTGGCATCATCCCGGGCAGCATGGGTGCTCGCAGCTTCATCGTACGCGGCAAGGGTAATCCGGAGTCGTACTGCTCATGCTCGCATGGCGCAGGCCGCAAGATGAGCCGCACGAAGGCTGCAGCGACGTTCTCAGTGGAAGACCTGAAGGCGCAGACGGCGGGCGTGGAGTGCCGCAAGGACGCCGGCGTGATTGATGAGGCGCCCGGAGCCTATAAGGACATCGATGAAGTCATGGCGAACCAAGCCGACCTGGTCGAGATCGTCCATACGTTGCGCCAAGTCGTATGCGTAAAGGGGAATTAACGCTGCCATCGAGCGGGTCTGAGGCGAAAGCCTTGGGCCTGCCTAAGTACCGCACCGGTAAGCCCTGCTCTCGCGGACACGTCGAAGACAGGTACGCAACCAGCGGCGTATGCGTTGGATGCCAGAGGGCTGCGCAATCCGAGTATCGAAAGAAGCCGATAGCAAAAGTGGTTGCCCGGGATTATTACGAGCGGCGCAGGCGCGACGAGGCCGAAACGATCATGTGGAATTCGGCTAGGAGGCGAGCCGCGAAGTTCGGGGTTCCATTCGATATCTCGCCGTCCGACATATTGAAAGTCTGGCCGGGAGACGGTCTATGCCCGGTCCTTGGTATTCCACTGAGACGCAACTATGACGGCAATGGCGGGAACGCTAAAGACAGCCCATCGCTTGACCGCGTTAGGCCGGAATTTGGATACGTAAAAGGGAACATTGCAGTGATTTCACAGAAAGCAAACTTGCTCAAGGGCGATGAAACGGACCCGGCAGTTTTCCGCCGCTTGGCAGATTGGATTGAACGCGTGAAGGGTAACTAAGATCATGGCGGCGAATTACGCGATGCAAAAAGAGCGTGAAATATCTCGCCGCCTTCTCCTCGCTGCAATTGGCGATGGGGAAGCGACGCGGGCTGATATCGAAGAGAAGACCGGGATGCACTTCAATTCCATCTATCGCATCCTGAAGTCTCTGCGCGACGATAAGACTGTCCGTGTCTGCCGGTGGATCAACCGTACGCACGAGGTTTCTGGCGAGCGCTTGTCCGGCCAGCCGTTCGCGGTGTATGCGCTCAATCCCGAAGGGCTTCCGGACGCGCCGAAAAACAAGCGTCTGAGTGCGGAGACGGTAGGCATCAAATACCGCAAGGGCCGCCGCATCGTCATCCGCGCGAGGACGCTGGCAAAGGAAGGGAAGTCGAACATTTGGGATCAGTTGAGGTACGCGGCATGACACGGCCAGACCGCCTTTACACGCGCAAGGTCATCCTCGCGAGCATGTCGTATCTGAAGGCCAAACTCATAGACGACATCATCAAAGATAGCGGCTACTCGCGCGCCACGGTTTGGAACATGATCGGCGAGCTTCGCGAAGAGGGGATCGTCCATATCGGAGGATGGAAGAAGCGCATGCACTTCGGGTCGGACACGCTGCGGTGCGGCGCTCCTCACGCCATGTATATGCGCGGGAAGGGGCCGGATGTTCCGCGCCCGCCGCAACTCTCGAAGACTGAGATTCAGCGTGCGTTCCGCGCTCGCGCAAGGGCAGCAAAGCAGGTTCGCGAGGGCACTCGCGCCTTCTCCAACATTTTGGCTCAACTGGGAGCATCTGAATGATTACGTTTGGTTCTGTGTCCGAGGCAACCGGCGACCGTGCCGAGCGGGTAGCAGAGCGCTGCAGTCACGCGGTTGTCGGCTATGTGATGCAGCACACGGCGCTCGCGAAGCGCTGCGTGGTCGTGGGCGGCGCAGTGCGCTGGTTTCCGAACGATGAAGACTTCCAGAAAATGATGGGCTGGAAGAAGTTCCCCGACGGCCCTGGCATCCCGGCCGAGGGATGGCCGATCGAAGAGATGCCCGCGCTGGCGCCGATTCAGGTTGCCGCGGCGATGTCGCCGGCGATGAAGCGCGCGATCCTCACGGCCCCGCCGTCGGCGAAGCTTGTCGAGTCGGCCGAAGAGGCACTCGCACAACTGGCGAAGTCGCTCGGCTGCCACTGGAACGACATGATTCCGCACAACGCGGGCTGGTTTGTCCCGGGCAAGGCAACGGCGTACGCCAGCGCTTACGACGCCATAGCGGGGCTGGTAGAGCGTCTGAGGGGCAATCCGAGCGGCGAGGCCGTCATCGATGCGATGGCGAAAATGATGAGCCGCGAGCAGTCGGACCCGGCGCCGCGCGCACCGAAGGCAGAGAAGCCGGTTGATACCCGGCAGGAGGCCCTGTTTTGATCGCAAAGTTTATCGAAAGGCTTTTCGGCAAGGCTATGGACGAGGCATTCCCCGAATTGGCCCCGCTATGCTTCAGGTTCACGTGGGGCCCGGCGTTGAGTCCGCTCAAAGCGGAACTGCTTGGCCTGAAGCGCAATGTCGCGAAGGGCGAGGTTGAACTTGAGTATCTGTATGCGAATTTCGGGGTTAGGCCGTTCTACGCCTTCCACGAAGCGCCGCGCCGGTTGCCGCTGGAGATTATCAAGCTTAACCGCCTGCAGGCTCGCCGCGCGCAACGCATTCTGGATATCACCGCGAAGCTGGAGCGTGACAGCAAAGTGAAGTCACCGAAACCAATTAACCCGGGAGCCGATTGAACCTCCAGCCTACCGCAGAAGAACTGCGCGCCCTTCGTCAAGTAGCAGGCATCAGCCAGTCGAAGGCCGCATCGCTCGTCCACCTGAGCAACGGCATTCGCTGGTACGAATACGAAGCCGGGAAGCGTCACATTGACAAAGCCCGCTTCGAACTCTTTCTGATTAAAACCGGGCTGCACCCGGATATCAAGGCCGCTTAGACCTGATCGAACTGCTCGCAGGCGTGCGCGTCAGGCATGACAATGACCTGAAGCGCACCGCAGTATTTACGGTCAAAGTCGAAGTTCGAGCACGAGGCGCACTTGTCTTGCGTGATTTCATCGCGCTCGCGCAGAACCTTATTCAGCGTGTGGTTCTGAGCCATAGCATCTCCAATCACCATTTTCGTATCCTCGTCACTTGCATCCGGGAACAGGAAGGCCGTTCCGCCGTGGGCGCGCGCCCAAGCAACGTTCATCAGCATGAAGGCGTAAGAGAAGTGAGGGTCGATACCAACCTTCACCACCTTGCGCCGCATTTTGCGTTCTTCGGCGTCCATTTCGACAATGAGCGCCGTCCGCGTGAAGTGCTTGAACACGCGATCGAGGATGGATGCGAGCGACTTCTCGCCGCGAATTCCGTTATCCCCGTCGTCCGAGAGCATTTGCAGCAGCCCCTTCGGATCGGGGAAGACGGTGACGTGCGCCGTGATGCGCGCGAGCGCTACCTGCATGCTCTTGTACTGGTCAAGCGTGACCGTGTAGCGGTCCTGAGCCTCTTCGTCGCTCTTGCGCTCTGCCTTAGATGGCACAGCATCGCCCCAGCGCAGTGACGCGTCCTTAATGACCGTGTAGCTCGCAAGGAATACGATTCCCTTGTGGCGATTCGCGAAGCGGTGCGCGTCGTTATAGTTTGGGAGCGACTCGCACACGCAGACCTTCACGCCGAATTTCTCAATCAGTTCCGAGCACCTGGCGAAAGGATCGTCGCTGTAAATCTCCTCGGCGTGGATAAGCGCCATATGGCCGGTCGGCAGGCGCTCGCAAATGAGGGCGACGTTGAACTTGCCCATCTGGTCGATACCCATGAACGTGCCTTTTGCACGATCCTTCCACACCACGCCGAGCTTCCGGCCCTCCTCCACGCACTCGGCGAGGATCTCCAGGTTGATCGGGATTTGTGTCGGGTCCGCATACGGCTTACCGAGCTTCCGGTTAAAGAAGTTCCGCATGTCCGCTGCGTTGTGATAAGCCTCAATCATTTCGCGCGCAGAGATGGTCGGCGAGAGCGTTTGCGGGAAGTGAACCGAGCGGTTGACCGCTTCCGGGTTCTTCGCAATCCACTCGCCGCGCTGCGTGTCGTCAATCCAGCCGTCGCATTCCTTGCACTTGTAGCGATACTCGCCCGTGAGTCCGGCCTCGCGCTCGCGCTCGTTCACCCGCGGCGCGGTCGGATCGTAGCCAATACAGGCCGGGAAGTTTTCATCAAGCACCTGCTTCGCGAGGCAGTGCGGGCACTCGGTATGAAACTGGAACTGCTGCCCCTTTTTGAACCACCAGTGGATATCGCCGTCGGGAAGGTTCGCCGTGGAGCCCATCAGCGTGTACTTCAGGCGCGAGGCGGACATACGCTCGCGGACCTTCTCCATGTCCGCGATCACCATTTCCTGCACTTCATCGAACGAGACCACGTCCATCGGATTCGATTCCGTGGCCGTCTTGCCAGAGGTCCAGAGGAAGTGGTATCGAGACTCGCCGATGTTCCGGGTCAGCACGTTGCCGTCGCCTGAGATTCCGGACTCGGCTAGACCTTCCTTCATCAGCCGGCGAACTGCCGGGATGGTCCGCACGATCTGCATGAAGCGGTTCGTAGACTTGCCGGACGCCAGCATTTGCGATGGCATGAACATGCCGATCTTCGACGCCGGGAAGCGCAGACCAAGGTAGATCATGGCGAGCATCTCCATGACCGTGAACCCGACCTGGGTGCACTTCATGATGATGTCGATCCGCTGGTAGGCATCCTTGACCGTGTGTGGAATCAGGTCATAGATGAATGCCATGGCCGGGCGGTCATCGAGGCGGAACGGATAGCCGTCCACCTTCAGACCTTCGGCACTCAGGCGCTCGCACCACTGCCGGAAGGTTTCGTCCGGCCCGACGATCATCTGCGACGGCGTCAGGTCGATCGGCGCATCAACGAACTCGCCAAGGCGCTCCTGGCGGAACACGTCGAGCGCCATAGTCGAGCGGTCGTACTCAATGGCCGCCTGATCGGCGTATGGGTTATCGGGGGCTTTAAGCTGAAACGTTTCCCAGTCGCCTTCTGCGGTCCTGTAGAGGGCCGCGAACGGGCCACGCATACCAACTGGCTTACCGAAGTACCAAACCCGCCCGTGGCGGTTCAGGTGGATGCTTTCGTGGACCTCGTGCACCCCGTCAATCTTGTGCGCGTCGTCCACCACGATAAGGTGGAACTCGTCGTAAATCGGTTCGGGCTTGTCGCGCGGGATGAACTTGATCGATCCGCCGTTCACCAGGTCCCACCGCATGTTGTCGAGGCGGCCGGCGCTGTTTGTGATGAGCGGGCGAATGGTGCGCAGAAGCGCGGACTTAGCGCGCTCCACGTCGTCAGTGGTCGGGAGCACGAGCGCCGTCTGAAAGCCGTTCAGAGCGCCGAAATGGGAGATAAGCAGGGTAACGAGCGCCAGCGTCGTCTTGCCCGACTCATTGCCGCCGTGGACAAGATTGAAACGCGCAGTGCTGGCAAATGCCTGCGACTGCGCGCCAAAGAGAAGCGGGAGCCGAATCTCATGCTGCTGCACTGTTGTGCCCTCAAAAATCGTTGATGTACTTACGATTTATGGTGGCGTCACGACGAATTTCGTTTGATGCAATCCCGTGTGCCCGGGCTTAGCCTTCCCACGTCTCCGTAGCGTTCACCCATGCGGATTCGGACGCTTTCAGCCAGACGGTATTGACTTCCACGTACGTGAAAGACTTCTGGCGCACGATCGCGCCCTGTTCGATGCACGTATCGGTCAGCATGTTGCCGTTTGCGTCGTACGTGTATTGGTGCGGCAGTGAGTTCGGATCGAACGTGATGCCATTCGCATCCTTGACTACGATGCGTACGCTTGCGGACATGGCGGCTCCTTTATGAGGGTGAAATATGGTTAGCCTTCAGGTTCGCGTCACTACTGCGCGACGAATAGACGTGAAAAAGCCCGCACTCGGCGGGCTTAAAGGGCACTACGTGGAAATTTAGAACTGGCGACCCGCTGCCACCACTGCGCCGAAGTCACCCCGGCTATTCGTCGTGATCGACGCCTTCAGGACCCACTTGTCATCCTGCGACACGCGCGAGTAGCCTGCCGCGAATCCCGTCGCGCCGTGGTAGGTCGAGCCAGCCAGTGAAACCATCGACTTGCCCGGGCCGGTCGGCTGCGGCAAGCCCGCCACCGCAAGAGCCGAGGCGACACCAGCGTACATGTCCGAGCGCAACTTGCTGATATCCGCCTCAGCTTGGCCGAACTGCTGATCCGTATAGGCGTTGGCCTGCCCAAGCGTAATCGCCGACGATTGGTTCGTGTAGGCATTCGCCGAAGACATGGTCGCCGCATTGTCAACAACGCGCTGGTTGGCTTCCGCGACCATCGCCGCAGAGCTGGCAGTCTCCTGCGCTTGCAAGCCAGCCTCGGCCGTTTTAGCCCGCGTAGATTCGTTCGAGACACCAGCGCTCAGAGTCGCCTCGGCCGCCGTAGCGCGGGATGTTTCCTTCGTCACCGCTGCCGTGCCCGCCGCTGCTGCCGCGCCTGCTGCAGTCGCCGCTGTGCCTGCGGCCGCCGCTTGAGCGCTCGCCGCTGCGGCCGCGCTTCCTGCCGCCGTTGCGGTAGCGCTGGCCGTTGCCGCTTGCTTGCTTGCTGCTGCTGCCGCTGCATTCGATTGAGCCGCGCTGGTAATAGCCGCCTGAGCATCCGTCTCAGCCTTTGCCGCCGCCTGCTGCACCGTGAAAAGCTGCGAGCCGTTCACCGCGTCAGTGCTGGTCGCATTGACGTTGCCCGCCGTCACGTTGATGATTTGACGCGTTGCGCCGTTGCCGCCGACCGAGACAACCATCGCTTGGCCGCCATCCGTCGAGCCGTAGCCGAGCGCCACCGATCCCAAGCCGGTCGCCGACGTGAACGAGCCCAGCGCGAGAGCCACTTCACCCGTCGCGCTCGCCTTGTAGCCTACTGCGGTGCGGTAAGAGTCCTGCGAGTCATCGGACGCGCCGAGCGGGCTTGGTGCGCCAGTGTTGGCATATGTGCCAATCGCCGTATCGCCGCGACCCTGAGCCTGTGAGGCGTAGCCGAATGCTGCGCCGTACTCGCCTGCGATATTCAGACGTGCCGTGCCGCCAGCAAGCGGGCCATTCGGACCCCAGCCCGTATCGCCGCCGCCGACTGCGACGCCTTCCTGATTGGCCGATGAGTTATCGCCGAGCGTGACCGATGATTGAGCGTGCGCCGAGATTGCGAACAATGCGACTGCGAAAGCGATAAGAGTTTTTTTCATGATTAGTTTTCCTAAAGAGTGCAGGGTTTTGGTTGCCCTTTCGGGCGGGTCCGTTTCATTACGGTGAAGCCAGTCTATTCTGCGCATTACGCAGAGTCAATACCTATTTTGCGTTTGGCGCAGAATATTGCAGGTGCGTTCGCGCGCCGGGTTGACGGCGACGCGCCTACGCTTGCGGGATTAGGCTTACTTTCTTAGCTCGGATGCCAGCGCGTTCGGGTAGTTTTTCGCGATGACGCGGTTGATCTGCTCAACCAGCTCCGGGCGCTTGAACGTCAGGTGGCCGTTGCCGTTTTTGAACCACACGATCTCAAAGTATTCGAGGTCGGCGAAGCGCTCGCCAGCGCGGCCAGCGTCGCACAACTTCGAATACATGCCATTGCGGTGATCGGGCTCAGGCTTTCCGTCGAGCACGCTCAAAACGCGCACCAGGTCATCAAGCTTATTAGCTGCGTGGTGGTTCAAGTTCTGCGAGTATTTCCCCACCTGTTTATCGAACAGGTAGGCCATGATGATGCGCTTGCCGAGCTTGAACGGCTGATTAGTCTTGTAGTCCCAAGACAGGCCACGGAAGCAATTGATCAGGCCGCGCTCGAACAGTTCTCCGCGCCCCTCGTACAGCATATTGAACGTCGAAGTCACGTTCTCAATCGTGAGCGGGGGCGTCGTGTATTCATAGACGCCCTTGTTCCACTCCTCGCGCGCCTTCGCATCCATGAGCGTGAGGATGCCCGACTCTTTCATCAGATGCTGCCAGCCATGCGCATCGACGCGCTTCGTGATCGACTCCACAAAGTCGGGCGCACCCATCGGGGCGCCGCTGCTTCGGCCGTACCGGTCGCCGATGTGGCCGCTCACAGTTCCCAGCCCGGCATCGGCCGCGATCTTGTCGGCCTCGTCAATCAGGCGCTTTGCTTCTGCGAGGCGCTCGATTACGGCGTCGCGCTGGCGCAGCATGTTCTCAACGCTTATGCTCTTGACCAATTCGTTCATTGGTTATCCCTTTTTTTGCTTTGCTTGCGCGCCTTCAGGGGCTCGCGAGACGGTGGCGATTCCCTGCAGCACGATATCAACGCGCGCACCCGTGGCAGCCGCCAGACACCGCGCAGCAGCGTCCGCGACGGCATGAATCAGGACGGATGTGGGAGCCCGCGCCCGCTGCAGCGCGTGGATCTTCTCGATCAGGTCTTGATGGAACATTGGGCCTCGCTTCTGATCCTGCGGTTCATGTCCTGAAGGTATTCCAGTATAGGAACCGCCTCATACGTAGGCTTCAGGGCGGCCACTGCGCGTTCGTTGAACGTCTCGCAGATAACGCGCCCCGTCTCTTTCTCGCGGATGACCCAGCTTGCGGTGCGCGTGAGTGACTGCGTGAACATCAGCGTCCCTTGCTGCTCTGGCTGATTTCCCACAGGTACGACTCCACGAACGCGCGGCGCTCGTCGTCCGTCGCGCAGTCGTCAAAAACCTCCGCGTGCCCAATCTGCTCAAGCACGAACGCACGAAGATCAGCGATAGGTGCGGTGGCCGTATCCATGGCGAACCGAGCGATTCCACGACCTACCAAATGCACCGCGAAGTTATCCGATATGTCCATCGGCGTGTCTTCGCAGTAGTGCACGCCGAGAACATCGTTGCCCGCAAGGATGATGACGCGGATCACTCCGCACCCTTGAGCGACAGAGCGACGGCCTCTTCTAGCGGCAACAGGTTGAGGATGACGGCGTTCGGATACTTGC